CTGGAGTGCTAGTTAGCATCTTCTCAAAATCTAGGTTTCCGGCTGCCATGGTTGGCTGACCGCCCATTCGGAAGGATAAGTGCAAGTGAGCGCCGTAAGCTGTGTTAGATCCAAAGCCAGAACCTCCGGAGTAGCCAATAACTTCTCCTTGCTTTACTGACTGTCCCTTTTGCACCAGGATCTTCGATAGGTGAAGATAGTCTGCATTGTGTCCGGTCGGGAATGATAAGAAGATCATGCGACCTCCAGCTCCGCTAATAGTCTGAACTGTGCCGGAGACGATTCCATCCGCTATTGCCTTGACTGGAGTATCCATTGAGACTCCGTAATCGATACCAGGGTTTCTCGATGGTGGGCTAGTGCGTCCTCGATGTCCGTCGAAGCTGTCTGTAATCTTGCCTTCTACTGGTCTAATCCAAGCTGCCATTATCTTACGATCCTTTGGTTTACGGTTACTACTCCATGACTTACGACTGCAACGTCCCCGGTCGAGTCATTGTAAACCTCGATTGCGTAGACATAGTTAGAGTCTCGAAGTAATGCTGTTTGTTCTGTAGTCAAGGTCATGTTTATAACGTAAGTTCCACCGGTAATAGTTGGAATAAACTCAACCACCAAAGGGGCAAACGTAGACTTACGAACTTGTCCTCTTGCAAGGTAGCCAGTTAGGTTTACTACCGATCCATTTAGCAAGTAAGTAAATTGCCTAGTAAACTTTGCACCTGCGTCTATGGTGAAGTTATTCTGAACGCTTGCCATTAGAAGGCTCCAATCGTTGTAGTAAATAAACCAATCATTGAGATTAGTGCTGCACCGAGTCCTGCGTAAGCAACTCTTTCAATCCAGAATAATCTGGCTAGTGTAAGTTCAACTTCTCTTAGACGGTCTGGAACATCGTCTAGGTGATCTAGCTTCTGTAGAACTTGAATCAAAATCTCGCCGTGTTCGAGTTGCTTCTTGTAGATGTCGGCCTGGGTAATGCGAACCGAAGTAGTTTCCTCGGCCATGTTATAGAGCCGCGATCTCTGCTTCTGTTAGACCAAGTGCAGCTAACTTAGCAAGTGCAGATTTCTTAGCTTTTTCTCTGGCTTTAACTTCTGCTTCAATAGAGTCACTTTGAGTTTGGGTAATTAGATGATTCTCTAATTCTTCTTCGTTCATTTCCCGAACGATTCCGTCAATTCCGATTAGTGGATTAGTCATTATGCCTTCCTGTATCCATAGACGGCAACAGTTCCGCCTGTAATAGTTCCGCTAGCTGGTTTGATGTTGAAAGTTGTGAAGCTAGTAGCAGCTGTGTGGATTCCAGTTGTGACAGAGCCAGTTCCACCAGTTGAGCCAGCAGTTCCATTCTTTTCACCAGTTGAGGTCATCATTGTTTGCTTAGCAATAAATGGTCCCTCAAGGTCAATGATTCCGGAGATTGTGCTTGTGGTTGCAGCTCCAATGTAATCAAAGTAAGCAACGTTACCTGCAACAGAACCAGTTAACCCATTAGTCGTATAGTTACCTGTAAAAGCGTTTGAGTTGTGGTTTGCGGTATCAGTTCCTAGTTGAAGTCTAAGTCTTGTTGCTGTGCTGGCCACTCCACCAGAAACTACAATTCTGTAAGAGTCATAAGTAGAGCTAAAAGTTCCTGTCCAAACGTGAGAGCTTACTCCCGATCCGATTGTGTCTGCCTTGATAAACTCTAAAGCACTGCTGCCAAGAGCAACCCAAGCTGTTCCGTTGTAGTTTTCGTAACGGTTCACATCTTCTAGCCAGGTAAGCATTCCTTCGACCGGAGCTGTAAGAGCTGCGGCTCTAGTTGCGGAGCTGCTAAATACCATAACCGATTGATCCATTAGATACGTGTTGAGGTCTGAGGCCGGGAGCACCGAGCCATTTGTAAATACTTTGTAAGCCACTAGGCTTCCTTCCATAGTTCGAGTGTCGTGAACCAGTTATCTGGATCAATGCGATGAGAGACCTTGATTATAGTGTAGTATCCGACGATGTCTAGCTGGGTATTAGTATAGCTGACACCTACCGTCATTCCCGGTGTAAACACCGCTGCGTTTGTCAAGTCTCCAAGCCTATCGATTGAAGGAGTTTGAACCCGGTTCACTTGGTTTGCTGATCTGTGATTGAATACCCGGTCTGCCCAGTTGTCTAGCTGTGCAAGGGTTGTGGTGTTTAGTGTTACGTCAATAGCTGCTTCGCCGTATAGATCAATAGAATCTTGATCCTTTCGGACTGTAAAGATTGTTGGGTCGGACTCTAGAAAAACTGTCAAGGAGTTATAGACCGCGTCCGCGTCGGAGAAGACATTTATCTCGCTCATGCAGAGATGGTAATCGTCTCCGTGATTGTTGCCAATTATGTAAGTCGTTGGGGTTCCAGCCTGGACTCCAGTTCGATGGATAACTACAAGTTCTTCGGTATCCTGATCTAGCCAAACTAAACCGTTACCAACTTGGAGAGCTTCGTTTACTATGCCACTGACTAAAACATTGGTTTCATCAACTACTGGAATCTGACCTCCTACGTGGTAAGACTCTGGCGATAAACCTAGACCGCTCTCGATACCAATTAGCTCCCAGACCTCGTCTATGTGGATGTGAGTTCCATAGCTGGTAGTGTCCCAAACTGCGAATCGAGAGTTTACCAGAGACTTGTAAGCATCGAAGCCTGTGATTTGAATAACGTTCGGCCCATCTGGGAAGTAGGTCACGTCAATAGTGTCGATGAAACCTTGAAACAGAATGCGGTCAATTTCATCGCTCTCTAGGTGAACCCGGAACTTAGTGTTGGCTCGAATGTTCTGGTTTACCGTTGGATCTAATTCATAGCTTTGAAGAACCAGGTTAGCCGTGGCTGGTTCTGGCTGGAAGTTTACGGAGTCTTCAAGAGATCCACCAACAGAGATGCTTGCGCTCGCAACGGAGCATGTAACTTCCTGCCACTTTAGACCGGAGCTAGGAGCAAGAACATCATCTCCACCTAGAAGGGATACTCCAAGAGTGAACTCTCCAAAGCCACCAAGAACATCGGTTCCACCAAGCAAGCTAATTCCAAGAAGAAAGGAGTTGCCTTCTTCGTCCGGAGTTAGAAACTCGACCTTTAGGTTCTGATCAATAGCAAAGTTAGGAATCATCGCGCTCTAATTAGGTTCGTTCCACTTGCCCGGTTAGCTCGGTTTATTGCGTCGGCTATCTCTTTAGCGGTTGCATCTGTCTTTACGCTTATGTTGTTGTTTATGGTAGTTGGTGCTGGTGGTTGGAATGCGTCTCCGAATAGTCTGCCTCCCTGTTGGAAACCAGAACCTGCAAAGATTTGTGACTGTTGTCCAAGTGTTTGACCCTGGATGAATCCACCTGCAGCGGCTCCAGCTCCTAGTGCACCCAAAGTTCCAGCTCCGGCTATTCCTGCTGCTGCTGCTGCACCTGCGACTGTAGAGATGCCGGCTGCGGTCTTGTATAGATTCAAAGCGCCAGTAGCTAAGTTCCATGCCGTAGTGACTGCACCAATAGCAACAACCATTGGAACTAGCCAGTCCTTGTTTTCATCTACGAACTCTATTGCAGCAACAAGTTGAGTGATAATTTCGACTATGCCATCCACTATTGCCTGAAGCTTAGCTTCTCCTTCTGGGGTTTCAAGCCATTCAGAAAACTCGGTTAAGACTGGAAGTAAGGCCAGACCAATCTCTGCAGACATGTCTTCAAACTTGGCATTTAACCTAGCGGTTACTGCAGCGTAACTATCAGACTCTCTTGCAGCCTGACCTTGTGCATCGGTTGTCTTATCGTAAAGCAAAGCTAAGGTTGCATTTATAGCAGCTTCTTTTTCACTTTCAAACACCAAACCATTCTTAGCGTCTTCAAGCATTCGAGCATTTACATCTAGTTGCTTTAGAGATACACCATAACGTTCGATTGGATCTCTTTCACCCCGAAGCAAGGAAGAAATTGCGCTTACAGCGTCGGAAGTTGGGCCACCAAAGGTTGCAGCCAAGTCTCCGGCAAGTCTTACTAAGTCTTGAGTCTTCTCGGTTGTGTCCTCGATGCTAAGACCAGAACCCTTAAGCAAAGCTCCAAGTAATGAAGATTGTCTTGCTGCGTCCGCGGTGCTAAGACCAATAGAGTTCATCTCCTTAGAGAAGACCTGCATCTCTTGGGCATTTTGCTTGAAGATAGAATCAAGTGCGCCGAACTGTTGCTCTAGATCGCTAGCAGCAAAGACCGCGTCTTTGGCACCTTGGATAAGAGCATTGAAACCTAGTGTGATACCAAGCGCTCCAACAATTTTAGTTATGTTGGTAGCGAATCCGCCCACTTTATCCTGCAGACCCTTTAGGCTGTTTTCTGCTCCTTGGGTTGCAGAAGTTAGCTTTTTGAACTCACCGAGAATCTCGACGTTTAGAGCTAGGGTTCCAGCCATGTCAATCCTTTTTCAAAATCTTTATGAACGCTGCATACTCATTCATAGTTAGAGCTTTGTATTCAGAAGGGCTTATATTGAAAACCCGGCAGAACTCCGCCATGCGTTTAGCGGATAGCTCCCTTATTCTTTTTTTTCTTCGTCACCCTTGATCATCTCTAGGGCTTGTTTCAAACTTAGTTTCTTAGCATCTTCCATTTTGTAGTTAGGGTTATCCCTTTTGAGGACTACCCAAACGAAAGCTGCCAGGGCTTTGCCTTTAGGCTTACCGTTGCCGAATGCTTCATCGATACTTGAATTTGTCAAGCTTTCGATTAGTTCTACTTCTTCAAGAGTTAGACTCTCAAAATCAAAGTTGTTCATTCTGTGTTCTCCTTATGGTGTTCGGTTTGAATACTCTTTGAATAGCTTTTCCATGTTATCAAAGAATGCTTTGTAAACCTGTTCCCGTGTCCTAGTTAAGGCATTACTAAAAAACGGTCTAGGACGGATGTTCTTTTGTTGAAAGTTTCTCTTGTCGTAGTTCCAACCGAAGTGAATTGGGTTAGCGTAGGGAACGGTTGTGTTGTTACCAGCGCTAACTACTACCTTGCGAGCTTGCTTCTTTGCCTTGATCGTTGACCGGAGTCTTCCGGTGCGAACTGGAACTAAGGTGCGGGCTACGCCTGCTACTATTTCGCCAGCTTCTTGGGATGCTGCTCCGATTGTGGCGGATGGAACCCCAATAGCTCTTAGCGCTCTTATAGCTTCGTTTAGCCCAACAACCTTAACTCCGTTAGCCATGATTAAGCTGTTGTGTCTACTGTAACTCCGTAGTAGATGTCAGAAGCAGGGGTGTGAGGAGTGCTCTTGACAGTCAAGGTAACGCTAAACACGGAGGTCTCGTTGCTAACCAAAGCTAGTGGAGGTAGCTGGTCGAATGTAACAACTCCGGTGTAGTGAGGTTCGCTTGCTGATGCAGTTGCGTTTCCGTTAGGAGCGATGGTGAAGTTTGCGGTTGCACCAAAGTTGTCCCAAAGAACGCGGTAGAGGCTGGATGAATCTCCAGAAGTAATTCCGTCAAGCTGTAGTGACCATTGACCGCCAACTCTAACCTCGCAGAATGTCTGAACGTCTCCAGGAGCATCTCCTAGAGTTAGTTCAACCATGTTTGCGTCGCAAGCGTATTCGGTAGCACCAAACTTGAATAGAATGTTTTGAGCTTTGATTCTTGTAGAAGCAGGCATTTAGCTAACTCCCTTTCTAAAGTGTTAAGTCGAGCTGGACGAACAAGTTCGCTGCCAGATACTCGGCATTGTTTGTTTGTAGATTGTAAGGCTGGTTTACCGAAGTTATCCGAACGTATTTCAAAGGTTCGATTGCGTTCAGAACATCCTCGATTAGCTGATCTAGGTTTTCAGTTGCTTTCTTGTTAGTCGCGGTAGAGGCTACCAAAACTAATTCAAGTCCTAAACTCCATTCACCAAACTGTGCGGTTTGCAAGTAAGGCTGCGCGGAATTCATGATGACGATTGGAGGAGTTATGCGCTCTGG